TATCCCGGCGACTACGAATCCAAGTAGTAGCACTAGGAACCAGCCAATAACTTCCATCATACGGCCCTCACTACTCTTTGACTACGCCCTGACCCGCTCTTCTTTCTAAACCCAGTATCCACGATCAGGCCTTTTCTGATTAGCGGTGCGAACCTGGGGGTAATGCTGTGGGACCTGTACTGATACAGCGCCCGTTCTACTTCTTCTGCTGTACAGCCATTGGGGAATTCTTTGATGACCTCATAGACCAGTTGTTCAAGGTGGGAAGACTGCACTGTTTCAGCGGCCTCCTTGCTGGTGTCTGGGTCTTCTGTACGTGCCATTTGCTTGGGGTTTGTGCCAAACAGTTTGTTAAACCAGTTCATAGTTTTTCCTTTAGTTGGGGTACTTGCATTGCTTTCCCCCGGTTAATTACTTGTTCTTTGCTCCAGGGGGACGGCCCCGGCGCTTTGTGGGCGCACTTGGGGTTTCGGCCTTGGTGCCTAGATCCCATTCCGACTCTTCAACCGCCTGCACAATCGCTTGGATCTTGCGGATTTGGTCAAAGTCAAAGGTTTCAATGGTGACCAAGCCACCGCCAATAATTTGCATTTCAAGTTTATACATTTCAAGTCCTATTCAAAAGGGGATGTCATCATCAGAGATTGGGGCGCTCTTGCGGGTTGGCTCAGAGGACTGTCTAAAGGTTTCGCCTTTCTTTTTGATTTGCAAAGACATCCACTTTCCGTCCTTGCCATCTTTGATCCAAGCGTTTAACCAGAATTCAACACCATCTACGTTGATAGACCCGTTGTAGTCACTGTGGGTTTCGTTCTCCTTCTTTTTGTTTTTAGAAAGAGAACCCCTGTTTGTTTTGTCAAATTCAGCCACTTATTTTCCTTTCGCAAGTTCAGCTTGTTTTTTAATTGCAGACCGAGATTTACTATCCAACAATCCCCAAAGGAATGTCTTCTCTTCAGAGTCGGTTATCTCTGAAACTTCTTCATAGGCACCCATGACATCGTCTTGGTCCATGTGGTCCTTCACTGATATGGCAACGTCACGCAACAAACTTTCACGCTTGGGGTCGATCAGTACGCCTTCTGTGGGCCTGTGCTTTGGTGCGGCAGTCTGTCCTGTGGTTGCGTCCAGTGCGTCATGCTCAACGATTTCAAGAGCGGCAACCCACAAATAGCGGCGCAGGTATGTCTGTACTGCCCCAAGGTTTTGGACCTCATGGCACCCCTTTAAAGCGGCGCTAGACATAGGGCTTGTGATGACAATGCGGTCTTCTGGTTTGTCAGTGTTCACAATCGTCATGCTGGCTTCTTCTTTGCCAAAACTGATGATAGAAGTAAGACCCACACGATCAAAGATCTCCATTGCCGGGATGATAAAGTCGCCTAACTCAAAGTAGTAGTAGTTAGCAAATTTGTTATGGCCTGACTTTTTAAGTGCAGACCCATGAAACTGCTGTCGAGCTATGTTCAATCGTTTATATACATTCATTTCTTTTCTCCAAAAGCCAATTCATATTCTGAGGTGATGATGTAATGTTGATCCTCTTCATATAGATCACCAAAACGTCCAAAGTGGTTTTCTTTACAGCATGACCACTTGTCATCTTTAGGTTCTAGGCAGTAGTAACAGTACTCTGTATCTGACTGCATAAACTCTGCTTTCAGTTGTTGGTAAAACTCTTTCACAGTGTTGACTCCAAATATTGAATAGATGAATCCCGCATCAAATCCATGATGTCTTGTCCATCGGGTGTTTGTACGCCTTTTAAAACATACTCATCAAGCATGTCTCGCTCATACACAAGCATTAATTGAACCTCTTTGTATTCAACACACTTTGTGTACTGTTGCATTGCCATGTTGTAGTGAACAACATCTTTTTCCCAGTTCATCGTTTACCCCCAACTACTTTTAATGGCTTGATTTCTTTTTCGGGAGGGGGTGGCTCCATAGTGAGACTGGGGGGCACCCAACCATATCGCTTCCAAGTGGCCTGCACATCAGCACCGCTTGTCCACGTATAGTTTTTATGCTCAACATGCACCCAGGGACGGGTGATCTTTGTGCCTTTAGGTGGGGTCCAGTTCATATCTTCTCCTCAAATGGGTCGCCCCAGGTTGAATGCACACCAGTATGCATATTGAGATACCCATCATCTTGCTTGATGATGACTTGGCCTTCATCAGATATCCATGTGTCGCCTGACTTGACATAGGTATGCTCAGTCGAGGCTTTGAATGAATCACTGGTGAAGTAAGTGATGCCAGAGAACAGGTTAGTAAAGATGCTCATAGCTTCTCCGCAATCATGTTTGCAAGGGTTTCTTGGACCTGCCAAGCCGCCTGGGTAGCGTTACCCTGCAACAGCATCACAAGAGCCTTGGTGAGGTCTTCTTGATGGCTTAAAGCACTATGGCTGTCACCCAGCAACTCAAAGAAGAATTGATCTTTGCTGACCTTTTCGTACTTAAGGTCAAACATCCAATCATCTGAATCTTTAAACTCTTGAATACATTTCTGGATGTATTCTTCACGCAATATTCTATTTGCGTCTGCTTTGTCGATGCTGGCTTGGTGCTGGTTAAGCAAGCGATCGTAGTGTTGGTCAATGCTCATTTGACCTCCACTTCTACGCTGTTTGAGTACATGTAAATAATCGCATCCATCTTGCCAACCATCTTTGCAAGAGGTTTTGCTACACGGTCCCATTCGGCTGAATCTGCTTCAGCGCCACGGTACTTTTGGTAGGCATCCAATGCTTTGTTTACTTCTGCTTGGATCTCAATTAAATCGCTAAGTTTCATTTGGTTTTCCTTTGAACTCCGACATGGAGTGACTGGACTTTATTTGATCTAGATCCTATTGTCAAACACAACACTAAAATACCTTATCTAGTCGTGGGGTTATTGCATTTACCGACAATAGTTGCTACTATACCGCTATGAACATTCAAGACCTACAAAAGCACACCACCCTGTACAAGGTGGCTTTGCTTCTCAACCTAACCCCTCCCGCTGTCTACAAATGGAGAAAGAGTGGCATTCCTCCTTTGAGACTTTATCAACTGAAAGAACTGAAACCTGAATGGTTTGAAAGGAATGAAGATGGAACCTGAAGATGAAGCATTTGAGCAACTGGCTTTGAAGCAAGGTAGCTGGCAACACACCAGTGGATGGCGCAAGAAGCAAATAGCCCACATGGATGTGCATTCACACCCGGCTGAGTTTGTCCACCTGCACCGCAATGACACCCTGGAAGAAGTTGCCCGTGAGATAGAGCAGTTTGCTGGCCCTTTTGGCAGAGACACGGTGCAGTCTTTTGCGGCCTTGGTAAGAGGAATGAAGAAATGAATGAAATTGCTATTGGAGACATTGTGCAGGTCACACCAGACAAAGAAATGTTTGGGGCTTGCATGGTCGTGGTGACAGAACTCAAGAGTTTTGGCATTCAAGGGTATGTGCAATCTGCTGGCATACCTGGACAGCAGTACATCCGCTTGAAGTTTGATGAATATGAGCCTACTGGGGGTAAAGCTGTGTGGGTGGTTGGAGAACAAGCATGACTAAAGAACAAGCCCTGCAAATCATCAAGCTGTTGTCAGCGGTTGAATCATGGTCATTTGCAGACAATCACCGAATGCCCGACTACCTGTATGAACGAATTGAAGAAGCTATGGCAGTGTTGGAACAAGAGGTTCTGAAATGACACAAGAAGCATTCAAAGCGTGGTGGTACAACGAAGGCAGTCAACCACCATTTAAGCACCATGACTGTGAAGAACACACTATGCGTATGTGTGAGATTGCGTGGGCAAATGGTGCTTTTAAAGAGCGTGAGGCGTGTGCAAAGATGGTAGACCACATACTTAAAGAAGGTGGTGGCACATGGGGCGATGCCATCAGAGCAAAGGGACAAGCATGACAAGCTATTGCGTGTACTGCAAACGCCCTGTTTTTACTATATTGACCAAGTGTAGGAGTTGCGGAAAATGACTGATGAAAAACCAGCACCTCGCCCCTGCCAATCATGGTGGGATTGGTATTTGTCACCGCCAGAAAACTGGAATGAAAAATACGGAAACGCGTTTGTCTGGACGGCGCAAGAAAAAGCATTGATGCAACAACTCAAGCAAAAGAACGGCTACGCCGAGGAGAAGAACACATGAAGGCACGTAAAGTATTCCACGCACTAATGTCCTCTAAGAACTATACAGATGCTGATCTAGCCATGACTGGAGACAAGTACACCAATCCCGCTATGCAACAACGCTGGAACTATTTCTTGGCAGGCTGGGAGATGAGGGGTGTGATGTGAAAGAAGTCTTATCTGTCATTTTGTTTTTGCCCTTGTGGGGCCTTGTTTGCCGGGGACTGTATGAACTTTTTATGTTTGGATGGAATTTAATATGAGCTTTGTTTATTTTTGGAATGCATGGCCCAAGTCAGAGCGCAAGGGTGCTAAACGTGCCTGTCTAGCAAAGTGGCAAAAGATGAACCTGGACGCTGAGATTGATCAGATTTTGCTCCACGTAGAGTGGATGAAGACCACCGATTCATGGAAGAAAAACAATGGTGAATTCATACCTGCGCCCCTTGTTTACATCAATCAAGCAAGGTGGGACGGTGCTGAAGTGCCAGAAATGACCATAAACCTATCAGTGTCTTTCAAAGATCCTGTATTACAAAAGATGGATGAAGATGCCAAAAAAGCAGTCCCTATGCCTAAAGCTGTGGCTGAAAAATTAAAAGAATTAAGAAACATGAAAACAAGATCATTTGATCTATATAATTGATTCCGTTGCCGTAGGAAGCGACATATGAAGCCGTTTACACATGCTCTCGCCCTTGGTTTTTACTTTAGGGTTCCTACCGAGGGCAGTTGTAAACGGCTTTTTTGTTTCCACAGTAGCCCTCAGGGCGGGATAGCAAATGGTCTGCATGGACTGAACCCAAGAAACACCGCACACCGATACACCCCGGATGTTGCGACCAGCGTTAATGTGGCGACTGGTAAATCACAGGTGCATGGTGGCAACAAGGCCTGTGGATAAAGTGAACACATTCGTCAAGCGCACTTGGGGCTTTTTTTGTTTCATACATTTAAAAGCCTGGAGCGGGAGAGATAGAACCCTTCTATCCACCCTTGGTAGACCTATGTCTAAAGGAAATTGAATTGAATTACTATGATGCCCACAAGATATTGGACCGTGTCAAAGATGGACATAAACCACCTGTGGCAGTGATCAACAAAGCATTGGAATTGACTGGAGACTACGATGGAGAGACTTGGCTTTATCCTTGGTGCGCTGGAACACGACTTGAAGGCGCAACAGAGGGTGGAAATGCATCAGGCGTTAGTCAGGGAGGTAATCCGAATGAGGATTAAAGACCGGGACAAGGCACATCAATGGCTCTACGGGAGGCGTGACGATGGCAAAGAGACAAAAGGATATATGCAACTTCATCCCACTTCAACACTGGATGCAGATGTCATTGACCAATGGAAAAAAGGAAATCGTGGAAGCCCAGGAGAGTGGAAATGAAGAAAAGAACCAAACGCAAAGTCTACCCATTGTTCAACCCCATCACCCATGCGATAGCCGGGGCCTTGATCACTGACAACGAAATCCTAGACAAATTCCGCTTGCTTGAACTCACCTCAATCGAATCATTCCGCACTGGCACAGCAACCAGGGTTGACTGGGAGAATCTTGCCAGAATGATGAATGTTTGTGAGGTATCTGCTGAGATGGGTATCGGAGCAGAAGCACTTCCATCTTGCCAATGCCTTCAGGAGGTTCTTATTGAGGCCCAAGAGCGGTTTAAAAAGATCGGACGATATGGACTGTCAGGCACAGGATTAAAAGCCGCCAAAGACGTTTTTGAGTACATCGACCTTCAGCGCACCAGCATTGCTAGATCCGAGTTTGAGAAGGTTATCGAAAAGACATACAACCGCATGAAGAGCAAACCCAATTTTATGGAGTTGGCATGAAGATCTTCATTGGGATCGATCCAGGGTTCTCAGGGGCCTGGGGAATGATCGATCACCACGGTAAGTACTGGTCATGCGGAGATATGCATCACACTGACAAATACATTGAAAGCCGTGCGGTGTGGGCTGAGATGTGTCAAGCCCTTGATCGACAGGACTGCGAGGTGGTGGTCGAGTCGGTGCATAGTATGCCGGGGCAGGGCGTACATTCCACCTTCAAATTTGGGGTGGCGTTTGGTGGGGCTATAAACCTTGCTCAGAGATTTAATTGCCCCTGGCACCTAGTGACACCCCAGAAATGGAAAAAAGACCTCAAGCTGGACTCTGACAAAAACAAAAGTTTGGCCCTGGCAAGAGAGTTATGGCCCCTGGCACCACTGGAGCGCAAGAAGGACAACGGGAGGGCAGAGGCATTGTTGATGGCAGAGTGGTTGAGGAGGCAAGATGGCATATAGCCCACTGCCCGAATGGGTCCGCAAGAGAAAGATCCAAGAAAGATTTGAGGCCACTGGCAAGCCTTGGGGTGGCAAGCGCCCAGGTGCTGGAAGGCCTAGAGGGGACAGACCTACTGCTAAAGATGCAGTTTATGTCCGTATCTTGATAAACAGAATTCAAGAGATGAACCTGAAAGAGTTGGGAGAAGACAACTTGGACAGGGGTGTGCAAGCGTTAATAGACAAACATGTATGAGTTATACACAACTGGAAATTGAAATTTTGCGTTGGGCTGAAGCTCGAAAGATCATCCCCAACAGCAATCCACAGTCACAATTTTTGAAAGCCTGTAGCGAGATGGGCGAGTTGGCTGATGCACTTAACAAAAAGGATATGGACGGCATCAAGGACGGCGTGGGCGATGTGCTGGTGTGCTTGATCAACATGTGTGCTTTGTTGGACATCAACTTGACTGATTGCTTGCAGTTGGCTTACAACGAGATCAAAGATAGAAAGGGCACTTTGTTGCCCAATGGCGTATTTGTAAAGGAATAACATGGAAGTGGACCCAAACAAGGCGATTAAATACATTCAAGAGAATGCCAAGGACTATGCTGATGCCAAGGGCAGGCGAGTGCATCTAGAGCATTTCTTGAAGACAGTAAAAGCTCAACTGATGAGCGACTCAGATGAGAAAACGCTAGGTGCCCAAGAGGCCTATGCGTACTCACACGGGCGCTACATTGACCAACTGAGCGCATTGAAGGAAGCTGTTATTCAAGAGGAATACTTGAAGTACATGCTAAAAGCCGCTGAATTGCGTATTGAAGTATTCAAAGTGGATGCTTACAACATGAGAGCAGAGATGAGGGCCACCACATGATGTACCGGGATGTCCACCTGCTCAACCTTGCAAAGGGCCAACAGTGCTTGCTCCAGTGCCATCCACAGTGCATGGATGATGAAGGGTCGACCACTGTTGCCGCCCACAGTAACTGGGGTGAGCATGGCAAGGGTAAGTCGATCAAGGCTGAAGACAGCTACAGCGTGTGGGCTTGTTGGAGGTGCCACCAACTGCTGGACCAGGGCATGACTGAGATAGGCAAGAAAGAAGTCTGGCTGGAAGGCTATGAAAGACAAAAACAAGAATGGCAAAAGATCGCAGATAATCCCACCATAAAGCCCTGGAGAAGAGAAACAGCCAGGAGAGTGTTAGATCATTTAGGAGTGCCATATGGACAAGATCGGTGAATTCTTCCTTACCCTGCTACATGCCGCCACTAATACACACATTCTCCACCTACAAACCACAAGTTATGCAGAGCATGTGGCCTTGGGTGAGTTTTACACGGAACTCCCAGAGTTGGTAGACACGGTCATTGAAAGCATCCAAGGGCGATATGGTCAGATCATCCAGTATCCCCAAGATTACTTTGTGCCCAGCAATTCAGGCCTGGAAGAGCTAGAAGCACTGAAAACCTATGTGGAGCAAAACAGACAATTTCTCCCGCAAGATAGTGAAATCCAAAATGATGTTGATCAAATTTCCTCACTGATTAACAGCACTTTGTACAAGTTGCGTTTTTTAAAATAATCCCCCTAGAAAAAACAGGTGGGGGGGTCGAAACAAAAGAGGGGCCTAAACTTTTTGAGGGGGGGGTGTCCTAAAAATACAGGCCAAAACACCATTTTTCTCAAAATGACTACTCAAAATCATAAAATTGTCAGAATTATCACTCAAATTGACGATTATGGTCAGAATCAGTACTAAATCTGGCAACTATGGTCAGAATGCCTTGGTTTTCTGCCGATTATCCGCAGAATGATGTGCTTTCCCTGGTGTGCAGGCATCAGGGCAGGCAGGCCACCGATCAGGCCACCACCTGGGCAGATCAGGCCACCGATCAGGCACCAGGGCACACCACCAGGGCAGGCCACACACCACCGATCAGGCCACCCAGGCCACCACACCACCCAGGCCATCGATCACCACCACACCACCCAGCACCCAGGCCACTGGCCCAGCACAGGCCACCAGGGCACCACCCAGGCCCAGGCACTGCCCATGCACTGCCACCACCCAGGCACCACCGATCACCCCATGCCACCAGGGCAATGATGTAAGCACTCACTTCAAAAACACTGCCAAAAAAACCCAGGCATAAACCTGGGCATTTTTAAAAGTGATTTACAGGGAATCGATCAGGGGCCAAAAATGGTCACACAGCACCACACGGGTCAATCTGGGCCCCTGTAATGGGTGGCAGTAGATCAGGCCATTGTGCACACTATCCACCACCCACAGGGCTTGATTATCGTCAAGGGTGATCACACCCACATTGTCGGGCTTAATTTGCATATACAGACCTTTCCAGGGTTTCGAGATAATCGATCACAGAATCTAGGCATGTGCCCACAGTAGACCCCAGGCCATCGGTGGTTTTGCGCTTTGCTGTCGTTGACAGGGTTTCCCTGATATCGTACAGGTCGAATAATGCCTGTGTGACATCGTTAAAATCGATTTCTACAGGCTTTGGATTTTCTAAAAATCTGGTGTCTATCATGGTTTATTTTCCAATATGGTTATCACTTCTTCAATTGCATTTATGCCATCTTGAAAATCACCCTTAGTTAAATCAAAAATGGCAGAATTTAAAATTTCCCAGATCAATTGGGTGATTTCTGGTGATGTGTTTTTCATGGTTGACCCTTTCATGCTTGTTTCAAAAAAAAGACTTTATTCGCTTTCGCTTTGCTTGTCCCATGTGCAGGGAAACCCACAATTACAGATCGATCACGCACTGCACACAGTTTGCATGTAAAGCATGAAACCCCATCTTTATAGGTGGCAGGGCATGTCACTACTAATCGCCCCTGTGGGGTGCGTGTGTGTGTAGGGGCATCAATTGGGAGAATGGTCACTACAGGGCCTGCACCAGTGTTTGCCAGGGTATCAGCATGGGCCAGCCCATTTGCCGACAGGTTAACAGTGAAACCCCAGGCATTTGCATGTCTAACCCAGTGCAAGGCCTGGGCACTGTGTTTGTGTGTGTAGGTGAACCCTTTGCGCCCCTGGTTTGCTTTGACAATCTGCCCCAGTGCCACAGGGTCGACCGATTCACCCTGCCCAGGCAGATCACCTGCCTGATTCATGCGCCAAATGGTGCCATTTGCAAGGCCTGCGATGGCATCACAAAAGGCCTGCCATGACATGCCACGATCACCCTGGGTTACTTTGGCCCAATGCAGTGCCAGGGGCCCAGAATCGGCATAACACCCATTCTTTTTAAATGGGCATGACCCAGGGCATGTATCGGCGCTTGATGTGCTAACAGGCATGGGCCCAGTTTTCACATTAGATGACTTCATTGTGAGATGGACTAACATTTTCAATTCCTTTTAAATATATTGACAATCTGGGCACCTGGGCCAGCCATCGGTGGTGTCCCATTGATCCCTGGGTGTGGTGCACCCACAATCGCAGGTTTTCACCAATGGATCACCCTTTTTGTCGAATTTCACTGATTGATCGGTGGTGTCATAGTAGGTTCTCAGTTTGCATGTATCGCACCACATGCCATATGCACCATGTGGGAAACCATAAAAAAGGGGCTTTTCATGCCCTATGGGTGTCTCACAGTGGAAACAATGCACACCACTATGGGTGTCATATCTAGGGAAAATGCCATTTTGCATGTTTAACCCCAGATCATGAGAATGAGAGACAGGGCACAGGCACACAATGCACAGGCCCAGGTGGTAATGATGTCGGTGTTGTCCATGGTCAGGCCTTTTGTGCTTTATTTGGGAGAATCCCAAGGGTTTCAATGTGTCGAATAGCCACAAAATCTAAGGGCAAAGATGACCCATTGATCAGTGCGACAGCTTGGTTACATGTAACAGGGTGGCTAAATACTCTGCGAGAATGATCATCATTTTTGATGACCACCACATAATCCTTTTTACCTTGTCCTTTTGATTTCATGTTTATGCCTTTTTTGCTGGTTTCACTGCCAGGGAATCTGCACTGGTGGTGGTGTGTGCTGTCAATAGCTGATGGCTGGGGTCAAAATCAATGCCATGCTTGGCACAGAATGCCACTGCGACAGAATGCCAGTCAACCTTGACGGCCCCTGTGGTGGTGTACACCAGGGCATCGGCATGGGTGCCAGGATAAGTGCCAGCGCCCAGGGCCTTGATGGCTTTTTTGGCATTGTCTAATCGCTTGGTCAGATCGACATGCTCAGTGTGCAGGTCTAGGTATTCATTGACCACTGTGGTGGTGCTGGGTGTGAGAATTACTGTGTTTGTGGTTTCCATTGTGTTTTCCTTTGATTGTTGTCTGTGGGTTTACTGTTTTTGTGCAATTTTTTCGCTCAATAATGCTAAATTTTGGATCAATGTACCCGCTCTAACTTTGGTAATAGTTTGCACAGATCCCATCGTTTTAATGGTTTCAAACCAGCCATTAGGCAGTGGATTAACCACAATTCTCAGATCTGAGTTAATGGGGTTCTTTGCCAATTGCCATATGGTCATATAGGCGCTGGCTAAATTGTGTCGGTCTATTGAATGCATGGTGCTTTCCTTTGATTGAGTGCCAGGGTTTATGCCCTGGTGTATCTATTATCGGGTTTATTGTCTCAAAGTATATTAGGACAAACCCTAATAAATGGGGTATTTGATGCATAAATCTTGATTGTTTTTTTTAATCAAGTGTCTAGAAACGATAGGCAGTGCCTAAATTCCCTGGTAGATGGGTGAAAACCGCAAAAAAAGAAAAGAAAAACACCCAGGGCCTGTGTGTCTCATAGGGAGAGAGACAGTAAGAGAGACTAAAGGCAGGTCAGGTCATGGCCTGATCAGATTACCTGAAACCCTCGAAATGAGTGGGCCCCCTATTTGCCCATTCTGATTGACCACCAGCCATTAATAAACCGACCGGTCGGTCGGGTAATTCCCTGTGCCTGCCTGGGTGCCATTGATGGCCTGCCCTGTGGCCCTGCCTGTGCCCTGTGGCCTGCCATCATGCCCCTGATCAATGCACTGCCATGCCAAGCATGTTCCATGTGAAACCCCCTGGGGGATATGGAGAGGGGGGTAGGGCTGGAAAGCACTATAAAAGAGGGGGGCCCACTCCCCCATTCCCAAAATTTTTACAAAAACTTTTCCCCCGTCCCCCTACAAAATTTTTTATCCCAAAAGTTCTTCCCTTCCCTCTCTCTCTTACACCCACAGTCCCTAGGTGCTTGTCTTTCTTTCCGAGATATGGGTATACTGTCGCCAGCATTAACACGCATGAAGATTGTGGTACGCCGATAACAGTGCCTACTTGCAAGACAGTCTTCAGCCGTGTTGGATGGTTTATGTGGTTGCCGCCTCTGTGGAGTGTTTGCGCCACCGCTGGTAATTCCTCCCCAACAACCTATTGAAAGGCATAGTATGTGGTCATTGGCGCACCCTTTGTATGACATTGATGATATGGTTGAGATGAGTGACTCTATCTATGGAGCGGAGATAGATGGGGTGCTTACTAGAGATAGGGCGGTGTTTAGGCATAGGTTAACAGTCGCCACCACTGAACAGATATTTAACAAGGGCCGTGAGTTTATTGCTGTTTGCCGAAGCACTAAGCTGGTAAATGCCGGGATTGCCAGTTCCGTTCCTGAAGACAAGCTACTGGGGTTCTGCTGGTTTGACCGGGGAGGTTATACAACCTACAGCAATGAAGAGATCAGCAACGCCAAGTTTCACCACCTTGATCTACAGCTACCTGTAAAGACAAGGGTGCGAATGATCAATGAGATGATTGACCAGCATATACTTTGGGCGCATACTTGGGGTGTGCCTGTTGTTTGCTCTACTTCTATTAGGGGGGAGCATGATGGGTTTATGAAGATTCACCAAAAGCGTGGGTTCACAGTCAATGGCTCTTACGCTTGGATACGAACTGAGAAAGGTATTGCATGTTTGAAATGAGGCCAGAGGGTTCTAAGGTCACCGAGTTCAAAAAGAACAAAGGTGGTCGACCCAAGTCTATTGTCAACAAAGTCACTGAGTATGGCGCTCACTTTAATAAGCTCAATGAAGAACGCCTATCAAAAGGCCTGCCTGCATTGAAGACGGCTATGGATGTCCTGATTGAGGCTATGCAGTCTGATGAGTTGGACATCAAAGAAAAGTCTAGAATCGCTGAAAAGCTGGCTACCTTTGAAAGTTCAAGGGCACCTATTATCTCTATTGAACACGTTCAGAACATTACCAGAGATGAAGAGATTGATGCTGATCAGGCGTTAAATGATTTCATGGAATCCCTCAGAAAGGTGTAATATGCTGACCAAGTCTAAGACGGAGAAAGCGTTCTCCAAGAATGTGAAGACGGAAGTGAAGGCGGGTAAGCCACAAGACCAAGCGGTTGCGATTGCTTACCAAATTAAACGTGATGCTCAAGCCAAACGAAAGGGTTCAAAATGAGCGGTTATACATCTGGTAATAAGGCTCCTACGCTGATGGCGCAGGCTCCAAATCGCAAAGGCAACATTGATAAGCACCCTGCCAAAAAAGGCGGTGGTGTGACTTCTATCACTGGTTCTATGGGTGGTCTGTCTTGTGCCCCTGGCTGTCAAGGCGCTCCTTCTGCTGGCGGCAATGTTGTCTCCCGCAACCAGAAAGTCCAAGTGTCTCGTCCTGCTTCCAACTATGGTTGCAACGATGACTACCGCAATTCTTCCTATTTGAAGTGAGGTCATCATGTACGGAAAAGTAATCAGCGGTGGTGCCGCTATGCGTAAAGGCCTGACTAAGGGCATCAACGACAAATTGGCAGGCCATGCCGCAGAGAATGAGCGCCGTCAAACGGTGGCTACTGCTGTTGAGAATGCCTACAAAGTCTTGACTGTTTCTAGCCAACACACCAACAACGTCCGTGGTGGCAAGTTTACTAAACCCTCTGTCCCCTCAAAGGTTTGATATGAAGATTACCGAATTTGAACGTGGTGAAAACAACGAAATCATTGCAGTGTTGGAAGACGGATCTAAACAGATTTTGTCTTTTGACTATGTAGCTCAACACCGTCCCCAGGTTGGTGATGAGATCGTAGTAGAAGAGTAAACAAGGAATAGCATGGCAACGTATGACATTGAGGCCTTAAAGGCCGACCTTCCCACGGCTAAAGAACTGGCCCAATTTGTTTACGATAAGACCCAGATTGCTTTGGATCTTGTTGGCAAACCAAAAGAAGACCAGTATCACGCCGCCAAAAATGCACTTGAAGGCAAAAAAGTCCCAAGTGAATTCCTGACGGACGAAAATCCGTATGTAGATCGGCGTGAACTTATCCCCGAAGATGAGTTGCGTGTCCTGCCTGCAAGGAGTGAAGATCTACCCGCAGAGGATTCACAGGTGCATTACTTTGGGGCCACCAACATGCCTCACCCTGATGACCCTCAATCAGACAAAAAAGTGGCAATCGATTTTAAGAAATATGAAAACGGTGTGATCACTTTCCAGATTGTGGCCCCAGTGGAGAAAGTTGCTGTTGGGTCCCGACTCAACAAGTATGGTCAAGTCCAGCCTGAGAAATATACGTGGTTAGACCCACGTACTCCAGAGACTGTTTTGCGCCGTGCTGATGGCACATTGACCAAAGAAGGCCGTGGTCTGTACACGTACTGTGTCGGTGAAAAAGGTAGTGGCATTTGGCCTTTGATTGACAAAGAAGTTGTGGCTATTGCTCAAAAGAACATTGCCAATCCTTGGGCTTAAATGGGCGACTACACAGAAGTATTTCGCCAGAGGCTGTCTGGGCAGGCTGAAGTATGTGCAAGGAAAACCCTTGAATGGTTACAAAAAGACCTTCAGGGTCCTAACAAGCTTCAGCCTATTGAGATCTATTACTTGGCTTCTGCCGCAGAGATCTTGTTAAGCCTGCGAGACTTGTATGGCAAAGAGTGAATCCAGTGAATATATACAACCGATCTACAAAGACCGGGCGTTAAAACATCTGGTCACTCTGGCTGGTGGCAAAAAAGCCATCAAGTATCTCAGCCCTGAACAACTCAAGGCCATGAAAATAGCTAGGGACAAAGTTGCACAAGACATGCAATTTAACCAGCTAAAGTGGTTCCGTCCTTTCCCGTACCAAAAGAAGTTTTTTAAGACTGGCAAAGACTTTACCCGCCGGGGCATGATTGCCGCCAACCGTGCTGGCAAGACCATTGCGTCTACCTTTGAGACTGCCTATCATCTGACAGGCATCTACCCCAAAGACTGGGACGGCAAGGTGTGGGATAAGCCCATTGTGGCTATGTGTGCCGGGGAATCCTGGGAGCAGGTAGCCAAGACATTGCAGTCTAAATTGCTGGGTTGCGATGATATTAAGCAAGGGTACAAGCTAGGTTCTGGGACCGTTCCAAAGGACAAGATTGATGAAAAATCCATTCGATCAGACGGAGCCAACGTCCTTGCCATTGAAGTCTGGCATGTCTCAGGTGGAAAGTCCAAACTCTACTTCTCCAACTACACACAGCAAGTCCGACACCTCCAGGGATTTGAGTTGGATCTTGTGGTGCTTGACGAACAACCTCCAGACGAAACTTTCTCAGAACTTGTTGTACGTACAGCGTCTAGAGAAGGACAGGTTATCTGTTCATTCACGCCCCTTAAAGGACTCTCAGGGCTAGTCCGAAAGTTCTGGGACAACATTGATGGCTACTGCCATGTCCGGGTGACCTGGGATGATGTGCCATTTCAGAATGAATGGGGTGAGGAATTCTTCTCCCAGAAAGAACGGGACCAACTAGCTCGAGACTTTATGCCGTGGGAGCGAGACTGCCGCATGAAGGGCATTCCATTGGTTGGAAAAGGCGTGGTCTTTCCGCTTCTTAATTGGCCCACATATAAAACAATAGATCTTGATCTTAAAAACAATGAAAAGCTTGAGCGATTAATTAGCTTTGACTTGGGGATTAAAAACGACCCCACAGTGATTAGCTTTTTCTTTAGAGATCCAGTGGCTGAGATGATTTACTTGCACAGACAAGTAACAGTCCCTATGGGTGAGACTCCAGACGAATATGTGCATTATTTGATGGACAATGAATCCAGAGGAGTGCCAATTGCTTTGCCGCATGATGCCGCCACTGCTGGACGATATACGCTGACGGAGCAGTCTATTCGGGAAGTCTTTGAAGATACATATGGACTAAACTGTATTCCAGGTGCTATTCTTAACCCGCCAAATGATCAAGGCAAAGTCACTAACCACAAAGCATACGGAATCAATATAATGCGGATGGGTATGGAGCGTAGTTCTTTTATGATCAATGAATCCTGCAAAGCATTCCTTGATGAAGCTAGGAACTACGCCATTGATGACGCTGGGCGGTTTTCTGATCCTGATGATCACATTGACTCAGCCAGGATTGGCGTTTTGGCGCTGATCCAAGGGCACGGAGAATCTTTGGTCAGCAGGACAAACAATTTTGTGCAAAAACGCTTTAAGCCCATAGAGGGCAAGATGCAGAGGATTTAATATGCTGGACAAACAAAACATCGTTGTGGAAAGCTTGGAAAGTCCTCCCGGCAATAAAGGTATCGAGTACAAAGTAGCCCACGAAGCTTACTTGAAGATGGTGGATTACTTGAGACTGACTCAAGCTAAAAACACTCTTAATCGGATGACAGATTATCACTATCTGAACATCCCAGTATCCAACTCTACAGAACCTATTCGGGGCATTGACTATATTGCCCCAGTCGTTACCCCAGGCATTGATTATTCAACCGCTGTCATTACCAAAGGCTTGATGCCTGACGGTGAAGTTAACTTTGAATTCCAGAAGTTTAACGAAGCTGATATTGGCTCAATGCAAGCCGCTGACATGGTGAAGTATTTTATCAACAGCAAAAACGATGCATACCAAATCATCCGTGACTGGACGCAGGACGCATTGCTCCACAAAAACGGCATTGTGATGATCTCCCCCGTGCGGGAACCCATTACCCAGTACAAAGAAGTCGAAGGCACCAAGGACCAGTTGCGCTCTTTTGAGATCATGGCGGCTGACAAAGGACTGACTACTAAGCGCCAGCAAATGCGCCGCATCGATGTCAACCTTGAAGGCGTGATGCAAGAGACTATGATGCCTGATGAAATGGGCGCATCGGCAGATATGGAAGATGCCATCAAGGCAAATACGATATATCGTGCCAAATATAAGATGACTGGTTATTCAACCAACATCCGCATTAAGCACGTTGCTCAACATTACTTTGTGTGTAACCCCACAATTCCTGGCATTCAAAACCAAGACTTCTGTGGTTTCTACCAGCCCATGACTATCCATGAGGCCAAACAACAATACCCGTACATTGAGCTTGAGTCATTTGCTGAACACGCCGCTTATGGCCCTGCCGGGGCTTACCAAGCTGGTGCTTTGGAAAACGATTTGGCACTCCACGCACGGGATTCAACCCCTGTTCCTGGTCAAGGCGTAATTGCGTCTGCTGGCGCTGATCGGTTTAGCCGTGTGGTTATGCTGACCACCTGCTGGATGCGCCGAGATGTAGATGGTGACGGGGAAGAAGAAACAGTAGAGATCTGTTATTCGGGCTCGTACATCCTGTACATCAAGGAAGTTGATTTTATTCCTTTGGCAAGCATGTGCCCCAAACCTATTGTGGGCAACTTCTTTGGCTATTCCCAAGGTGAGCGTTTGGTTCCTTTGCAGGAATACAAGACCGCCATCAACCGTGCTGAGATTGCTTTTGCTTTGCAGGCATCCACCCCACGTATTGGTGTCAACCCAGAGTTTATTGACGCTGAAGAAATACAACGTGGTGTATCTGCCATGTTTATTTTGGACCGCAAATTTGATCCAGGTAAACACGTATTTGAGTTTGCCCCAATGCAAGGCAACCTTGCCTACATCCAAGACGCTATGGATCGGTTTGATGCCGACAAGATGGCAATGCTTGGCATGACCAACCCCAACGACACCCTCAATCCAGAGGTGATGAAGGACGGCAACAGCGGGTATAAGTTGCAATTGGCAATGGGTCCCAACCAGTTGATCCAAGATGAAATGATTAAGAACTGCGCCATTGGCCTGAAAGACGCAATTTATATTGTCTGGAAGACCATGATTCAGTATTCTGATGACTACAACATCCAGCAACTGGCAAACGCTTGCATGGAAGGCCAAGATTTTCTTGATGCTAAATCAATGGAAAACTACGACTTCATTGACCGCCGCATGATTAACATCGACATGGCTTTGGGGTTCCTTTCCGAAGAAAACCGACTGACCCGTCAACAGTTGATCATTCAGGCTCAAACCGCATTTGCCCAGGCGCTCACTCAAATGTCGCCAGAAGTGCCTGAACTGTTTGCAAAATTACGCCGTCCTTACGAAGACACACTGTATGCATTGGGTGTTAAACACTGCGATGCATACCTGCCAACTTTTGACGAAGCGGTAAAGATTGTGCAGGCCAAAGCGGCTCAAGGCCCCAGCCCTGAACAGCAAGAAACTCAGTCTAAAGTAGAACTTAATAAGTCTAAAGTAGAAGAAACTGGGGCAAAGACTGCTTTGTTGTACAAGCAAGCTGAAGACATTGACATGGATAACATGTATGAGGGAATTGCGGCAAAACGTGGGAAGTTGAGCGCCGTACAGATTGATTAAAGGATGGAAATGAATAGCATAGTAACTAAGATTAGAGAACATTTCAATCGAAGAACCAAGGGAATTGATGCACAAAAAGGGGGTAATCCTGAACAACGAACTCTAGTAATTCAAAACGGAGAAGTCGCAGGTCGACTTTTGCGTAGCGAAGATTTTGCATTGATGTTTAACCTGTACAGGTTTGACATGTTAAGCCGTCTTGAAGATAGTAAAGACGATTCAGAAAGAATTGAGAACGCATATTATGTTGCTGGAGTACGGGATTTCATTACCTTTGTTGAAAAGAGTGAATTTCTCGCTAAAGTGGCAAATAAAAATGTTGAAACTTTAACGAAAAAGGAATAGCATATGTCAGACGTTATCGAAAACTCGACCGTCACAGAGCAAACTGGTAGCGCAAACCCAGTTGACGCTATTGCTGGAATGATTGCCGCCAACAGGCGAAACAATCCCCAGCCAAATGGTAGTCAACCGCCACCAGCGGGACAAGAAGAGAAATCTTCCCCCGAGGCGGCTCCTGATCTGGAGGCCGAACCTGAAAATGTTGAAGGCGAAACTGAAGAAACTGTAGGCGAAGAGAATACTGAAGATCCCTCCGATGGAGCTAGTGACCCAGTTAATTTCTTTGAGTTTGCAGATGAGAACCCAAATCTAAAACTGCGAATCCCTAATAAAAACGCCGAAGGTGGGTTTATTGAGATCACAGCTAAGAAAGCGGCAACTCTTCTTGGTCAAACCAGCGACATTGATGAAAATGCTCGTAAGCTTAAAACCGAACGTGCTGATTTTGAAGAGTATGAGGTCAAGCGCCGAAGTGAACTTGATGGTTTACAGATTGGTTTAGAGTTAACGGTAGTCCCACAGTTACAAACTGCGGCAGACGAACTGGTAACCCTTCAACAATACAACCAGCAATGGCAACAAATCTATCAGAACGCTACTGATGACATCAGACGTAGCGAAGCAGAAGCGGCAATTCGCCAAAACTCTGCGCTGATAGAAGAGAAGTCATCGTTCATCAAAGCCAACCGCCCCAGAGTTGAGCAGTTTTTTGAACATCGATCTGCTTTTGTAAAAGAGCAGTTAGAACGGTCAAGACAAAGTTTTGCCGACAAAGAACTAGCCAACAAGGCAACTTTTAGCGATTTGCGTGATAAGTTGTCTAAAGAGTGGAAAGGTGCAAGTGGGTCATTTGTCCCTGGTGTCCAAAACATTGATTTGGTGTCCAGTGATGAATATCTCTTAGGTCTGATTCGGGATGGGATGAAGTTCCGAGAAGGACCCAAAGTGAAAAATGCAGGTGGATCTTTGGCGGCGGCTAGTAAGCCAACTGCCAGGGCTAAAACCTCACCCAGCACCCAAAACGAAGAACTTCAAAGGAAAGCGGCGGCAGGTGATAAGAGTGCGAGTCGGGACCTTTTAGCAACCATGTTGGCGGCAAACAAACGCCGCCGATAACTCAGGAGTTTTTCAAATGGCTACTATTACCTCTGCGGCACTTGGTAACGGCAATGGCTCGTATACCACCGATATCGTTGTCAAAGACCTCGATATGACTGTCAGTAACTATGTTAAAGACCGCACCCCGGTCACTAACATGGCTATGTCCAAAAAACGCAAAGTCAATTCGACTCTGCACATTTGGCCTAATGACTATTTCCGTACCCCTGCTTTGAACGCAAAATTGGAAGGTGCCGCTGTTGATTCAACTGCCGCCGCTTCTAATACCCGTGCAAACTTGGGTAACTACACTCAGATTTTCACCACTGTGATCGGCGCTACTGGCACCGCTCGTGCTGTTGAACAAGCTGGTGGCGACCCCCAGGCATATCAAGAAGTCAAGCAATTGACTGAGATCATGTTTGACGTTGAGTTGCAATTGGTTCGTGCTGACGGCGCTTCTATCAAGTACGCTGGTCAAGCCGCTACCCAAGGTAGTGGTGCGCCCAATACTGGTCGCCGTATGGGCTCGTTGTACGCTTTTGCAGGCACTCGCTCTGGTAACCCTACCAGCGGCACGGCAGTGTTGAATATTGCTACCTCTGATAGCAACGACACGACCTCTACCACTTCTACCAACACGCCTTTCAACGGTTCGTTGGCAAATGCTGGTTTGGGTTACTTCTCGTTTGCCAGCGGTCAGACCCTGCAACAGTTCAGCCCGTTCCTGTACAAGCAGTTGGTTACCACTGCCGAGCAACGCTTCAATGCCAAGATTACCAACATGGTAGTCCCCACATCGATGCGTACTCACATCAGTGATACCCTGCCTACCAGCCGTTCTATCAACCGTTTTAACCCGGCTGACAAGGGCGACACCATTGGTACGTATGAAGGTGACTTCAACTACACGTACCAGATTGATGACTGCTGGATCATGGACCAGACTGGCGCTGACAACACCTCCGTGTTGTTTATGAACCCTGATGTTATTCAGTGGGGTTCTTTGCGTGAGTTGGGTCCAAACAACGAAGTGTTCAGCAATGCTGACGCTTCCTTGGATCAGTACATCATGGAAGGCACCTTGATCGTGCGTAACCCTGCTGGTGTTGGCGTGTTGGCTGGCATCTCCCCCACGGGAGCCGCTGTGACTGCACCTCGTCCCACCGCTCAGTGCGCTCGTTATTTGACCTGATAGGTTCATTTCTGAAGGGGGTCCGCAAGGGCCTCCTTTGGAAAGGAGCAAAGCATGGAATTGAATTTAAACAATGAAGAAGCCAAGGTTAATGAAGATTACTATTTAAAGGGTAATCTTGAGGCTGGCATAGAAGGCGTTTTACGCAAAAATGATCAATTGTTTAATGAAGTTAAGTCTGGCACTTGGTCGCAAACATTTAAAACTGCCAACCTCAACTACAAAGTCGGCGCTCAAGATGGGGCACGGTATGTTCAGTATGAGCAAACCAACATTGAAGGCATAAAGCAGTTTTGCAAAGAGCGCCGGGAATTCCATGCTATCCACGGCACTGACAATCCTTTCTTTGCAGGCACCGCACACATGATGCAACTGCCCAAATGTTTTGCCCATGAAATCAGTTCCAAGTGGTTTAACAATAGACCTTGGGAGTTGATCAAACAAGAGAGAGAAGACAAAATTCTCTTTTACGCTATTGTCAACGAATATTATTCAGATTTCGTATGCCACCCTAGCGGAAAAATCCCACTCCCCTATAATCCAGCAATACCTACAAAGTGAGGATTCGGTATGGCCCTATTCATTCAATCAGCTAATATCTTAGTTAGCCGAGTAGCACAGTGGATAGGCGCAATCCCATCAACAACTGGTATCAACGCCAGTTCAATCAATACGGGAACGGGAGTTATCACCACTTCTGCCGATCCCACTTCTGTTGTTCAAGTTGGCGACTTTATCGGTCCCAGTTTAATAAATAGCTACACCGTTGTTCTTGGTGTATCCAGCACAACCATTACAGTTAACGATCCAGATGGCGTGTGGACTGGTCTTACTTTGCCAACAGCTATTTTGAAGCTTCCCACCCAGTCTTCTATTGAGATTCAGTCTTGCATTCAGTTTGCTGAGTTAAAAATGCGGACGATTGAGTTGCCTGCCTT